GGATCATGTACTCGGAGATGAACCGGCGCTCTCTTTCTTTTCTAGCCATTAAACCTCCGACGCCCCCCCAGCTGGGGGGCGATATCGCCCCCAAAAACCTCCGACACCCTGCAACCTGTTGCCCTCTTTACAAGCCTACCATTTAAGGGATATGCTGTCAATGAATACCTAGTAATTGCCGGAAGGCTAATAGTAAAAAAGTAAAATAAACGGAGGAATAAAGTGGCCATTAAAGTAAAAGAAATTGCTGCTTCCACTACCAAGTGGAGCGAGAACGCCGGCAGGGCGGCCGGAGAGTTTGCTGCCAACGCCGAAGCCGCAGCGGAGCTGTGGGCCGGCAATACCGGTAGAGCCGCCGATACCTTTCACCAGGCAATCACCGCGCCTAACATGAAGGAGAGGTTCCGCCGGGGTGTGGCCCGGGCCGGAGCCGCCAAGTTCGCCCGGAAGATCCGGGAAGTAGGCATGGACCGGTTTGGCCCAGGTGTGGCGGCCGCCACAACGGATTACGCGACCGGAGCCGAGCCGTACTTCTCCACCATAGCGGCTATTACCCTGTCGCCTCGTAAGCCTCGCGGTGATCCGGCTAACTACAGCCGCGTCCAGGAGATCGGCAAGGCCCTCAACGCCAAACGGCTGGCCCTGCTCGGCTCCGGAGGAGGTTAATTAGATGCACTACTTTCAACAGAGATTCCTAAGAGAAAACCAGACCTTTCCGGCCTACACGGGTTTATGGACTATAGACCTGCCTAACAAGGGACTGCTGTCAGGTATCGAGCTGAGGGTCCATGGGTACAACGACCTCGGGGGCTTCACTGACCCTGACACCTGGCTGCATGACCGGATTACCAAGATAGAGGTCGTAGTCAATGGCTCACAGGTGGTAAAGAGCTACGATGCCAGGCAGCTCCTGGCACTGATGCTTTTCAAGAAAACCCCGCACTATAGCCATGACTACAAAAATATGCATGGCGGTGCTGCTGAGGAGTTCTGGTACATCAACCTGGGCCGTCACTACCACGACCCGGAGTATATGCTTGATTTAGGCCAGGTCAACGACCCTGAGCTTCGGATAGAGTATAACTTCGGCCTAGGCGACCTTTTCGGCTGGGAGTGCGGCCACGCTATGAACGAGAGCTACTTACCACAGATTAGCGTTCTCTGCCACATGCTCAGGGATACTGAACTGGTGCCGAAGGGCTACATCAAGACCTCTGAGATTTACCGCTTCGGAAATGCGGCTAACCATGAGGAGAACATGACCATAGCTCGCGGCCCGGTGTACTCTAACCTGTACCTGCAAAGCTGGTGGCGCAATATGGGCCTTGGAAACGTCATTGAACACTACGAGGTAAATATCAACTCCGATGACCTTATTCCTATAAGAACCGAGCCCCAGGAGTTACTAGCCGCACAGGTCAGAATGTACGGGATTCAGGAAATGACTCAGCAGTTCTACGGGACGGCGCCAAATGCTTACCCCTACCCGATGGAAGTCGGTAATATGGAGGGGGAGATTGGCCTTAACCTGGCTAACGCAGAGCTCTTCAATTTCGATTTGTGGGGCTGTGCACAGCCTATAGGACTCAGAAACGTTGTTACAGGCGCAGCACTGCCTGGAACAGTCCTGATGAGGCTCACTATTCGTGGGGCCTTTCCTTTTGCCATGGCAGCTATCCCGCTATTCAACCCCTGGGACCCGGATACCTGGGTTGACTCAGCAAAACTGGGCGACTTCTGGGTGAGAGTCGAGGAGACTGCCGGAGCCACAGCTGGAGTTATGAAGCTCTTGGCTGACGAGGTGGTTACCAGGTATACGACCCCAAGCTGGCCTTAAGGTAGGTTCGTAAAATAGGAAGAAGTAACAGGGGGGGCGAAAGTCCCCCCTGGGGGTAAATATGAACAGACGCATAGAGACAAGAGTAGTTGATACCGGCGGAGTTCTACTCAATACCCTGATAGATAGGGACGCCTCCGAGGTATGGTGGATTACGGTGTCTCCTGAGACTTCCAAGACGGCAGGGCTAATCCAGATATATGACGGCTTTGACACCGGCGGTAAGCTGGTATGGCAATGGGAGCCGGAGGAGGCGAAACATGCTAACTTTGTCCCCCCTATTCAGTGCGAGATGGGAGTCTTTGTCTATAACGACACTCATATAGGCTCTTATACCATCGCCTGGCGACCTAAGAAGTGGGATAGACCTTCGACACACCCACTTGACGTTATAAAGCCACCAGTGGGGTAATTTCCAGTGCTCTATAACTGGATAATAACAGTTCCTCGTACTCTAGCAGGAACTACACCCCCGATAGTAGAGCAGAAGCTCTCTCTGGCTATCGGTATTGTCACCTGGTATTCAGTTCTATTCCCCCCCGGTTGCGCCGGCCTGGTCCACTGTAAGATTTATCACCGAGAGCATCAGATTGTCCCCAGTAAGGACGACCAGGACCTCTCGGGCGACACCTTCCCTGTCGAGTGGACGGACTACTACGAGCTCTACGAACGGCCGGCCGACTTCCTAGCCAGGTGCTGGAACGAGGACGATACCTACGACCACAAGGTCTATATCCGAATTGCAGTTTTACCCCGGAGAGCGATAGTAGCTTTATCTATAGTCGACTCGATCAAGAGTGCTCTTGGTATGCTATCACCGCGGCGGATATTTTCAGGGAGGGGATAGATGCCCAGAGGACAGCCTGATTACGGGTTATACACCACAACAGAGATGCCGGCCGGTATAGCCGACCCTGGTGAGGCTGCAGCCAGGCTGGGGAGTATCAACGTCTTTGACCGCAGGGGCTGGACTCTCTGGATGGACGATTTCGAGAGCCCTACAATAAAATGGCTAACTTTCGCTGTTGGTGGTGGCGTTACTCCGGTCCTGGACTCTAGTAGAGCAGCATCAGGAACACAATGTATTAAGCTTGCGTGTGCAGCAGCAGCAGCGCCGTCCTCTGCTATATGGCGGAATTTTACCTTGGTAAGAAGGGGCAAGATAGGGGTAGAATTCTGGCTCCAGTCTACGAGTGTTATAAATAGCTATATTCAGGCTTTTCTCGATATTTACGATGGCGTCAACCAAACTCAGGCTACGATAAAATACTACCCCCAGGCAGGCACGATTTACATAACTACGCCCCTGGGGGATATTTTAGTAGCTAGTAATGTCTATATGTCACAATCAGCTTACTACTTCCTCCCGATTAAGCTCGTTGTAGATATGGATGCAGACCTTTATACCAGGCTCATGGTAGGCGAACAAGATATAGACATATCAAGCCATCTTCAAGTTCTAGTGGGTGGTACTGCCTTCAAGGTTATTCTAGTAACTATCACCCTTTTTGGAGTAGTAGGAGGCATTACAGATGCTTACGCAGATAATTTCATCTTCACTGTAAACGAGCCTTGATATAGGAGAATGACATGGCAAAAGAGCAAAAGGGGGCCTGGGGCTGGTGTGCTGCGACTAACACATGGGTAAAGCTGGCGGTAACCGCCGCCGGGCTGCTGAGAGTAAGCCCGTAGGAGCTGATATGGCAGAAGAGAATATCGCTCTATGGGGCTGGGATGCGGTTAACAATGTCTGGGTAAAGCTACAGGTAACCGCCGCCGGTCTGGTTCGAGTCGACCTGACGGCCGTCAGCCTTAACGACCTAGGGGACGTAAACGCCCCAGCTCCGGCTGATGGTGAGGTCCTTACCTGGGATGCCGGCACTGGCCTGTGGATACCCGTTGCTCCTGCTGTAATTGACCCCGAAGCTGTTCTGGACTACTGGGACGATTTTATATGTGGCACAGTAGAGAGCGGAGAGATAGGTATATTAAATTGGACTCGCTCTGCTACAACCAGGAATTGGCGAGCATCTGAAGCTAATCACCCTGGCATATTCTACTTTGGTACGAGCGCTGTGCTCAATAATGTCGCATATCTTACAGAGATTACCGCTAGTTTAAATCTCATTCTGCCTACAGATTTATGGGACTTCACTTATATAGTGCGCATCCCCGATATAACCACCGTCACCGTGTTTGTCGGTGCTATGAATAATTTAGCCGCGGCGGTCGGGAACCAGGATAGATACGGCTTTGAGTTTGTAGCTGCGACAGACGCTAACTGGACAATGGTTACTGGGAGTGGAGCAGCTTCAACGAGAACGGCAACGGATATTCCCGTTGTAGTAGCTACCTGGTATAAGCTAAGGGTAGTAAGAACGGCGACAGGCGTTGACTACTATGTTGACGACGTGCTTAAAGGCTCTATCGCACTCACCCTGCCGGATACTAGCCTGGCTTTAGGGTTTCAAATTCAGACTAATGTAGCAGCAAAAAGAAATCTGGACTGCGACTTCTTTAGAATGAAGCTGGAGGGGATAACAAGATAATGTCTAAGCTCTATGAGTGGCTATGGAGACGCATCGGCGGCCGGCCATGGACGTACATCATCAGGGACAGCGCCCACGGCCACCTGCTCTGGTGGCTGCTGGGCTTCGGGCTGCTGGGCATTATTCTAGGACATCTGTTCTGGTAAACGAAAGGAGAGATACCATGACATGGAAACCGAGGCTCATTATCGCTGGGGCCGTCTTGATAGTCAGTATCACTTTAACGGCTTGCGGCTTCAACCATTTTATAGAGGCTATCGGCTACATGGCGGCCGGCTTCCTGTTCGGGACCACGCCAACCGCCGTTGAGCAAAAGAAGTAAAGGAGGAAACTTACATGGCAGAGATAAAGTCACAAAGAGCGTATAGAGTTCTCAAGATTGACGAGATGGTAAGACCGGGTGAGGTAACCGGGATTGAGAGGTATTACCGGCACACCATCAAGACCAGGGGCGGTTCGGTTCTCACTGTCGACATCGACGAGGCAGACTTTACCCCTGAGAAAGCTGCCCCCATCCTAGAAAAGAGAGCTACCGACGCGGATAAAATCCTGCTGCTATAAAGCGTAGAAGGGGAAAATTTATGGCTTCCTTCGGAACTTCCCTGGGCAAAGGGATGGCAGAGCCATGCTCACCTTACCGGACGTTTAACATCTTCGGGGCACAGGAAAACCCGCCCGGCGGCGAAAACTGGAACTGTTTGCCCTCGATAGTAGGCGCCACCATTACCTTCGACCTATCTACCATTACTGAAGGCCACGAAGTTTGCCTGGCTCTTTGCCGGATAAGTAACTGTCAAGCAGGACTATATACCATAACTTTTAAGTGGTATAGACTGAGAGACAACAAGCTGCTATTTACCTGGCCCTTCAGCTACAGCTCTGTCCTTGGCGGATGGATATATGCCTTCTCCTATATTGGCTGGCCCTGGGAGATAACTGAGGATGGAAACTACCATGTTAACATTGATGTAACCGGTACGGAGTATTTTTCAGCCGTCGTCCCTTTTAGCATTACCGGTATTCTGGCAGGGATAGAGCCAGAGCCTCCACCTGTAGGAGCTTTACGCTGGATTAGCATAAGATTTACTGAGGCTTCTGCTCTCTTCTACTCACTATATCTTGAGGTGTTAGGCTGGGTCTGGCCCTTCTACCTTATCAGCGACTTCTTTTACTCGCTCTCCTCAATCTGCGCCGACCTCTCCTGGGACTTCTACTACTTTAACGATTGGATATTGGAAGTTGCAGACAAGATACAACATATCCTCTCCGTCGACAATATTTACTCTTACTTCAAAACATACTTCGATGCGGCCTTAGACGCCTGGGACTGGGTAGTAGACGCCTGGGATACTATCTGGAGCGAAATAGACGACTGGTGGGATACTATCCGGCCGACAGTGCAGGGCTGGATTAGCGCCACTGAAGATTGGCTCTCAGACTGGATTGATGCAGTCGAGGGAAGCCTTAACTCACTCAGAGCGGCCTGGAACGAGTGGAAGGTAGAGATACCCTCCTTCAACGAGCTGTGGGCCTGGTTCGGCAACTGGTGGGGCAGCGTTCTAGCTCATATAATAGCCTGGGGAGCCTTAACGGCTACCCAGGTAGACACCCTGATAGATAGCTGGTTCAGGCAGTACGCACCCTTCTGGGAAGGGTGGATAGATATAAAGGACCAGGTAATCGAGTTCTTTACCGACCCACTGGAATGGCTGTTGGGAAAATTTACCGACTGGTTCCTGGGCCCGGAGGAATAAAATGACAGCAGGTGAACGATTTACGACGTGGATTGACAGCGTAGCTGTATTCTGGAGTGATAGGCTCCAAAAGTGGATGGGCAGCTGGGTTAGCTGGGGTATTGAGCTTGTCTTAGATGCCGTAGGTAAAAAAGCAAGCCTCCAACTAAAGCCTATGCTAGACAAGCTAGAAGCTGAAACAGAAATCCCACCTGAGCTAAAACCACTCTTTGACGAGCTTAAGGAGCCTACCGGTGAATGGGCCGCTGCTTTAGGTCAACAGGCTAGCGGCGCGCTGATCGGGGGAGCTTTAGGCAGGGTGGTAGACTATATTCTAAGACCTCTTACGAAAGGATTAAGCTATTCGCCACTCTTCCATATCCTGGAGCCCCCTCATCTTATAGCTTTGTGGCGAAGAGGGGAAATGAGCGATGCTGCCCTGGCCGGATGGTTAGGGTGGCTGGGTATCGGCGGCGATAACGTCGATTGGCTCAAGAAGCTATCCGAAATCAGGCTAGACCCAAGCTCCACCATGACGGCATGGAGAAGAGACCCCGCTGCTTATGAGAAGTACCTTAAGGACCTGAAGGATCAGGGCTGGGATGATGATAGGATAGAAGCCCTGAAGCTCATTACCCAGGCCTACCCGGCTTTAGCTGATGTTGTCCGCTTCTACGCCAAGGAAGCGTTTGAGCCTGACATGATTGCTAAGTATGGGCTTGACGAGGAAACCCCGGCCTATGAGGGCACGCTGTTTCAGAAGCTCGGCGTGTCCAAGGAGGTATCTGACCTTTACTGGATTTCCCACTGGGAACACGCCACCTTCATGCAGATGCGAGAGATGCTGCATAGAGGACTACTAACCGGCAGCAAAGAAGCCCCGGAAGAGCCTGTCGGTTATGGTGGGTGGGCAGCCCGCGACGCCGAAGGCGAAGCCGAAATGTATGAGTGGTATCGTGTGGTAGAGATACCGCCAATCTGGAGAAACCTGCTTACCGCTTCCCTGTGGAATGTCCCCACCAGGGTTGACGTCAGGCGATGGTGGGATATGAGGACCATCTCAGAGGAAGAGATGATCGGCATTTACCATCGTCAGGGCTACCATGGCAAGGACCTGGAGAATTACATACTGTGGACAAAGGTATATGTTGCCTTTCCTGACCTCATTGCCCGGTGGACAAAAGGCTGGATCACCATTGATGAGGTAAGAAGTGAGCTTACCGCGCTCGGCATGCCGGCAGATAGACTCGAGGAGTTTATACAGATGAAGGTCAAGACAGGCGAGCCGGAGCGGGTCGCCAACGAGCGGGATCTCACCAAGACAGACATATACAAGGGAGTAAAAACCGGAGCTATCACCAGGGATGAGGGCATAGAGCTCCTTACCGAGCTGGGCTTTGATGAGGAAGAGGCCGACTTTCTCATGGAGATAAACATACCCCTGGACCAGGTTGACGTGGTAGTCAAGGAACGAGAGCTGACCAAGTCTGATATACTCAAGGGCCTCAAGACAGAGGTTATCACTCGAGATGAGGCCGGAGACAGGCTGCTGGGTCTCCGGTACTCGCCGGCCGATGCCGAGTTCTTACTCAGGATATTCGACGCCCAGGTCTCGCCGCCGGTAGAGCCGAAGCTCAGAGAGGCGTCTAAGGCTGACATATTACTCGGGGTAAAGAAGGGCTTGATCACCCCGGAGGAGGGATACAGCATGCTCCTGGACCTCGGCTTTACACCCGAGGCGGCTGACTTTATACTTATGGTGAAGGCCGAGGAGTCGCCATTCAGCCCGATAAACTTCGCGGAGTTTAAGGACCTGACAAAGAAGTACCGGCGAGCCGCCGGTATGGGGATAGTGGAAACGCCCGAGGAGATAAAGAAGGCAGCCGGAGTAGTGGTAACACTAACCGGCGAGGTAGAAGCCCTTACCCGGTCTATCGAGGAGGAGAAGCGCGGCCTGATCGACCAGGAGGCTTTACCCGAGGAGGCTACCAGGCGGCTAAAAGGTCTCCAGGTTAAGAGGAACCGGGCCGAGTCTAAGTTGTCAGCGGCTAAATCAGACTATGATAGCCTGGTAGCGGAGTGGAAACATGGCCAGAAGTAGACGGCCCCAAAAGGCTTCGCCTCTTCCCGAGGACGACGACGAGGAGGAGGAGGAGGAGGAAGAGCAGCAGGACACACTGAGAGCCACAACGGGGTGGACAAAGCCCACCCGGTAATGGTATTATACCTTTAGATTGCCCCCGAAACAGTCATAGTGGCTAGGAAAGGGTGACGGTGAGCATGGTGACAAGCCCGTCTAGCCCAAAGCCACCGGGGGCTTTTTCTTTTACCATAACTGCTATAGTGCGATGGTGCTAGCTACGGTGACCAAGTGTACTATTGACACTGGCGGTTTACTGTGGTATACTGGGTAACAAGATATCGGGGGCTCCGGTAGACCAGAAAAGGAGGGGAAGCCATGACTATCGACGAGGCTATTAAGTTTCTCCAAGCTATGATAAAAGACCGCAAAGGGGGAAGCGGCTCTTATAGTGTGGCCGCTTTGCGGATGGGCATTGAAGCCTTGAAACGGATTAGAGATAGCCGTATTGCGGTATGGAACCCTATCAATGCAAAACTGCCAGGAGAGACAAAATGATGCAAAAGACGATTAAAGTAGAGGACAGGGTCTACCAACAGCTCGACCAGCTCAGGGGTAAGAGAGAGACCTTCTCCGATGTCGTGGCCAGGCTTTTGACAACGAAGGAGGGAGTCGATACCCTGCTCGAGATCTGGCATAACCAGTATGGGGAGAGGGAGGTCAAAGCGTGAAGTGTCCATTGATGGTAACCTACCGGCTCATACCCGAGAAGGGCGAGCAGTTCGTCGTCGGCGAGTGCCTCAAAGAGCAGTGCGCATGGTTCCACCCGACGACCCAGTCCTGCGAGGTGTCCCGGATAGCCTCGAACCTGAGCACCATCGGCAACCAGCTGGAGAGCATAGACAACGCCATGGCCAGCCGGCAGCAGGGCTACAGCTAACGTCGCCCTAGTATTCTTATGTAAAGGGGGGAGTAATATGTATAAGCAAACATACAAGGTCCTCGAGTTTAAGTCTATAGAGCCGTTCTACTCACAGGAGAAGGACGGTACCAAGCCCTTTACGGTCCGCCTGCGTGATTACCATGACTCGAGGTTCAGAGCTCTAGCCCAGTTCGACCTGGGCTGGCCATGGCTGGTCAAGATAACTAACCCTGCCACCGGTGACTACTTTTACCGAAAGCTCCTCATGGTGAGATACTTCCCCGGCCCGGAGTGGCTAGGAAAGCCTGCACTCGATAACTGGGTGATAATCTACCTGGGGGCTTTTCTACCGGAGGAGTAGGGCACTTAACATAAGTTCCGTATTCTTATGTAAAGGGGGGCAAAGGACATGGAGAAGTTAATAGTAGAGTGCGAGAGTTGCGGCTATACCTTTTACCCGGACAAGGCGAAATGGGAGAGCAATCCCGAGGCCGACGAGCCGGATTGCCCAAACCCCGACTGCCTTAACTACGGCACCGGCGTCCATTCGCCCGAAGACTCAATATGGCTAGTCAGAGGGACTATAAGCCCCGAGGCTCCGGCCTAGCTTGACATAAGTTCCAATATACGACGGAGGAGATAAGCGGTGAAAGAGTATATAACAAACGGGCTCATGATGGGGCTTGCCGTGGCCTTCCTGGTCCACTTCGCCTTCATAGTGAGATACGGCCGCTTCGAGATACAGGAGCCAAGCCCGGTCGTCCTGTGGCTCGAGGTTTTATTCCTGCTCGGGATTGTCGCCTTCGGTATATATAACGCAATCAAAGTCTTGAGGAGGTTATAGATGATAACCGGCGAGTACGACAAACTGGTAGAGATAGCCAAGTTCAACGTGTGCTCGGAGCACAAGACGCCCCTCGAAGTCGCCTGGGTCAACAAGAGCTGGGTCCTGCGGTGCGGCGCCGACGGCGGCCACTTCCCCGACGCGGTCACCCGGCAGCTATCGCTCTCCGAGGAGCTCAAAGCCGGCGTGGAGTTGCCGGAGCCGATAAGGTCTAACGTAATCAAGGGAGGGAGAAAGAGAAGGATGCAGCAAGACAAAGAGACTAAATCGTTTGAGTACGGCCTGATGCCGCGGGCGGACTTGGGGACTGGCGTCCTGGTAGCCCCGGACCAGGTGGAACTCCTGGTCAAATACGCCGAGAAGGGCAAGCTCGACCCCTGGCTGGGGCATGTCGTCCTGATGTACGGCAAGCCCTACATCACCATCGACGGCTATATCTACCACGCCCGGCAGTCGGGAGCTCACTACTCGCTAATGAGCCGGCCCATGAGCGGCAACGAGCACGACGCCTACCGGCTCGGGGCTACCGACTACGGCTGGCTGGCGGAAGTCCATATCATAGATACTCAGGAGACCTACTCCGGCGTGGGGATAGTCACCCTCAAAGAGATAGAGGAGCCGTCGAAGCATGACCCTAACGTACCGGCCCACCCGGTGGTAGCCAACAACCCCCAGCTGCTATGTCAGAAGCGCGCTGAGTGGCAGGCGCTGAGGAGAGCGTTCCCGATAGGAGGTGAATAATGAAAAAGTATCATAAGAAGTGCTGGAACTGCGGGAGCAGCAACATGGTGAGCCGCGGGGATTATTCCCAGTGCCTCGACTGCGGGGCGACCTATAACGACACCCCCAGGCTGGGACAACAGGAGCTCCTGGTCCGCGACCGGTACACAGGGGGGGCTCCCCGGGAGGGCAGCGACACCTACTACACCCCCAGCGCCGCCGTCCTGCGCCAGGCTGCCAGGGCCAGGGGCGAGGCCAAATAGGTGGTGTCGGCGCCCACCCGGTTATGGGGGACTACGGACCCGATAAAGCTAGTTGCCCGGGGCCAGCTCGAGCTCCCGGGGCTTGGTATATTTGCCTCCAAAACAACAGACCAGGCATGGTCAGAGCTGGGGCGAGCCACTTCTCAAAGAAACGGACGCCGTGCTCGGCCAGATACCTGGCCAGCAGTACAATTAGTCTATCGAGCCGATAGAGATTAGAGATCTGAGCATGAGGCTGTATAAGAAACCTATTGATAACATCGATGAGGCCGAGGTCCTCGAGGCGTCGGATAGTACGCCAGAAAGTAGCCTTTTTACACCCTGGTTCCTGTGTGATAAGGGCTTCTTTCGGATATACATTACCATAATAGGCCCAAAGCCGAAGAAGCCTCAGGGTAACCTCTCGCTGAGCCGTAGTGAAGCCGAGGCTATGTTGAAGGCAATCACGGACCGCATCAAACTTCTTGAAAAGGAGCTGCGGGGACAGGACTCGGCGAGACGGTGATACACCATAAGGAGGGGAGAGGAGTTTCCCTTTACTCTTATAGATTATATGTATACTATTACTATAGTCCTTATGGTGTATCACCGAGTCTGGAAACAGGGGGAGCTGAGTGTTGAGAATGGGCTTGACAGGCGAGAGTTTATTATGTAAGCTGGGGGTGTTGGCTGTGTTTGACATGGACGGCCTCCTGAGAAAGATAGCCCCGGAGTTTTTGGTCGAGGGCTCCAGGGGCTATCTTACTTTTTATTTTGCGGAAAAGCAATAAGACAAACGTTCTAAATTCTATCGATAAGGAGGCAAGGCATGGATTATCAAGTATGGATTAAAGACGACTTCGATGCGTGGCAAAAGGTCGATTGTGGGGACAAGCAAGCCGCCATGAGGGAGATTGACCTGGCTGTCAGGGCCGGCAAAGATCCTCTCCTGACGGTAGCGATACCCTTCAAACTAAGCATTAAATTAGAGGAGGACAAGACCGGGGCGAGTACAAAGCCAAAGCCGGAGCCAAAGAAACCCGAGAAAACAGAGAAGGAGGAGCCCAAAAGTGAAACTGATCAAGGTGAAGCCCCAGCAGGTGAAGATACCGGAGCTGAGAGTCAGGGCGAGGTTTGACCAGGAAGTCTGGGCCCAGTTCCAGAACTCGATCAAAGAAGCCGGCATAGTATCTCCGGTGATAGTGTGCCAAATAAATGAGGACCTGGTACTGGTAGACGGAGAGCATCGTTTGCTGGAGGCCATCGCCCTGGAACTCCCCACGATCGACGCGGTAGTTTTCGAGGGGGACATGGTAGACGTCCTGACCAAAAACCTATTCTTGGACCATACCCGGGGTAAAACCCCGGTCTCAGAGATGGTGAAGGTGATCGGGGCTCTCTCCAAGGACTATAACCTCGACCCGGACCAGATCAAAGAAAAGACCGGTCTAACCCGGGATTATATCGAGAAGCTGGTCAAGATCTCTCTGGCAAGCCCCTCGGTCCAGCTGGCTCTTGACGAGGGTGTTATCGGCGTCGGCCACGCTTTTGAGTTATGCCGCTTGCCGTATGCCATTCAGCAGGAGGAGATTATTGCTAAACACCAGGTGTGGCGCTTCTCCGTCAAAGAGCTGCATGAGCAGATTGACCAGGTGGTGCAAGCGATGCAGGAGCTCGCTGAGGCGCCGCCGATTACCGCTGAGACGGGCCCACGGCCGACGCCGGTCTATCACTGTGAGGGGTGCAAGGACGAGGTTGAGCCGCGATACCTGCGGCCGGTGATGTTGTGCCCTAACTGCTTTGGTGAGGTATGGAGGCTTGCCAAGCTCCGTCTGCTCCCGGGAGAGAAGGTCAAAGAAGGGCCGCCCGCCCCCTAAACAGTTTGGCATCCGAACTGTTTAGTCTGTGGGGTGGGAAAACCCCGGGGGAGTGCGATATTGCCAGAAGTATTTTACCGGGCGGAAAAAAGTTTTGGCGCTGGTGGAATTTTCCGTCGGCGCCGATTCTTTTCACATTATGGAAAGCTAGTGGCCAGAGCTTTTTCTGCCCTGAGATTGCTTTCAACTGAGCTCGAAACTGGCTTAAAAGAGTGCCAAATGGGGCTCTTTGCACCAAAACAACACTAAAATAGGGCTTAAACAGGGGAGGGGAGTCCGTCTAAGAGGGGGGGCTACTCCGTTACAGGCCTGCGGATTACCTGGACATTCCAGTCCTTAAGGAAGCCGTCCCCCATCTGAGTGATGATAAAATCGTACTTAGTATACTCTTTATTGGGGAGGTGGGGTGTCATGTGGGCGGCCAGCTTCTGGGATAGTATCGAGAATGTACGTGATACTCCCTCGCCGTCAAGCTCGTCGCACCAGAAAACCAGGGACCTGATACGCTTGGGCTTGCCGGTCTCCTTGTCGGCGATCTCTCGTTCTACCCAGTAATCATCGGTGAAGTGCATCCGGGAGGGAACCCCGGGAACCAGGGCTATATAATTGATCAAGAGATTGGTGGCCGTCCGATGGATCCTTAAGGTGTCAGGCTCGAGTCCTGCATTTTCTACCATTCTTTACTCTCCAGTATAGGGGTCTGGAGTCATAAGAACCAGCTCCAGCTCCGGAGTTATCTCCTTCTTAATGAGAGCCACTGCTACCTCGTCCGATACTTTTCTATATACTGGTGGAGCCCCCGGTCTTACTCTGGCTTCACTCACCCAGCCGGCATCGCCGTCATGCCATAGTTTAATGCTACCAGGTGAAAAGCCAAAGCTAAAAGCTAATTGTATGGTATCACGTGGCATCACAGTTCCTACTTTGGCTAAGGCAGTAGCTCTTTCTCCCCATAGCGTTGTATAGGCCGGGTCCGTCTCTAACACGCCCAGCCGTTTTAGTGTGGCCAGATCCCTCTCGACTCTATGGACCTCGTCCCACTGCATCTGAAGATGCTCCTCTGGTGTAGACACTAACCAGCCCTCCTAATCTACCCCCAGTATCTCTCTCAGCCTCATCTTCTCGGCTCTCTCAGCCCGGTACTCGGCGGTAAAGTAGTGCTGGCGCTCCTTTACGTAATCATCGATCCACTCGGCATGAAACACCACTACGTCAACCTGGGCGGAGTCGGCAGCGACCTGGATCCAATCTATCATCCAGGGGACAACGAGGCGGCAAATAATCTCCTGGCCGTCATAAAAGGGAAGGTCCGGCGTCCTGGGTATCATGCCGCGATAGTAGGAGAGGTCACCGATGCCGGCTTTTATATCCCGGATCTTGGCCTCAATGATGTAGTAGCGTTCTTTGGTCCACTTTACCGCGTCGACCCGGGGCCGGGTGGGTCTGAAGAGAGCGGCCGCCCTGCCTAATCCGAGGCGGTCGACATACTCCTGGGGTATCGGCCCGAGCTCCACGTTGAGCTGATAGTTACCCTGTGGCCACTGGCGGATCATGTACTCGGAGATGAACCGGCGCTCTCTTTCTTTTCTAGCCATTAAACCTCCGACGCCCCCCCAGCTGGGGGGCGATATCGCCCCCAAAAACCTCCGACACCCTGCAACCTGTTGCCCTCT